TCATTTATCGTGGTTGTGGTCCCAAAAATATATGAGATCGCTTTTCCACTCGCAGCAAAACCTAAGGTCTTAAAAGTGCTGCTATATATTGACACTTGAGTTCTGGGTGCCTGGGTGATGCACTTATATCTTATAGAGCCTCTCCATCCTGCATAAGCATATGAAACCAACGATAATCCTGTATTGTTCACTTGATTATAATTCGTAAACGTAGGGATAGTGCCTCGTGGTTTGGGTCGTATTGGGAAAACATAGTTTGACAATGTATTAGCCACTGTGTTTTTAGGTAAAATATACAACAACGCTGGCCTTTTCCATAATGATCGGAAAGATGTAATACTCTCCCCCGCATATACTTTCATCTGATTTTCATCTCGCTGGTCTCCTCCTGCAGTAAACTCCACTGCCGTATCATTTGGCATTTGACAATCCTCCGCACAATCATTCATACCCGCTTGTGTCGTTAAATTCCTGAAAACTGCATTCCCATAAGCACGTTCTGGACACATAACCTTGAAATCATCTTTAAAACTACCATAAACATTAATCTCTATTGGTTGCGTCGTGGAACTTGGCACTGTCAGTTCATTCAATACATAGATAGCTACTTGTCCATTAGCGAATTGGCTTGTTCCCGTGGAATCGAGACCCGTGTCTGATATAGCTTGTGACGGCCAACCAGTAGGGGTATTCAAAAATGTCCTTGATTGCGACCACGGTACTTCAATAACTAATTCTTTCGTATCTGAAATATCCATAATGTATGTGTGCTGAATGTTGGCTTCTGGCACTGCGTTTGTGTTATTGGGATCGTATACTATTTGGAGTCTGCCTTTATGAAAGGATGAACAAACAACCTCAATCTTCAGAATGAAAGTTCCCGTCCAAAATGCAAAATCGAAGGTTGGCAAACTATATGAAGGAAAAGCTGAACCTACCAAGGTGCCGTGCGCGATCCTATGCAAAGGCCATGCTCTTATACTCGTGAGTTTAGTACCTGGTGTCTGCGTTGACAACCACTGAGTGCTCCTCAGATAATTTGAGATAGAAGCAAGATAGGTAAAAGATGTTTCTTCTAAACCTCCCAAACCCATCACTCTCGTATCAACTGTCACTTCATTCTTAGAATCCAATGCAAGTTTAGTGCTCGTATCCATAACATCATAGTTAGCCAAATTAGCAATGTGCCTGGGCATCATCTTCATTGACGCACTTGTATCTGTTGGCCGGCTATATCCCATTGCCTTCGCCACAGAAGCCATCAATCCTGCACTATTTGATACTGCCATCGCATATGGTGCCAATGAACCCATCATCGGTGAAATCACCTTAGCAACATTGGACAACACAGAAGCTGGTCTGGAGATTATATCTGAGTCCTTATACTCACCTGCTTGTGGTATTAAACCTGGTGCGCTCACCAGTGTAGGACTGTCTAGTACAACCTCACTCATCCAAGCAAAAATCGTAATCGTTAAGTCAGCGGTGGATCCATTCGCATTGCGTAACGGATTGATCGATTCAATAAACAGCTGTCCCATCTGATTCCAATCCGCCGCAGGTATATTCATGGCATCTTTCCAAAAAAAGAAAGGAAGATCCAATTGTCCACCTGTGCTCATAAATGGATCTAGGAATACGTG